GGCGGCGGCGACCTGGCCCCCGGTGAAGGTGTTTTTCACGGATCCACCGTCGTGGGGGAAGTCGACGCGGAAGAAGTACCAAGACTCGTCGGTAATCTCGTTGCGCTGGAAATAGAGCGCTTTGGGGTAGCAGTTGGCGATTTCGACGACGCATCCGGCCACGTTCAGCGCCTTCTCCCGCAGCTGCTTTTCGTTCAGCACCTGCGCTTCCTGGTCGTCGCTTTTCTCCAACGCTTGCTTGGCGCTGTTGTATTTCGCAAGGTCCAATTTCCACCAGTACAGGCGGGAGTCGAAGCAGAAGTGAAACTCCTCGCGCTCGCGCCATTGGTACATAAGCAACGCCTTATCGCTGGCACTGTCTGCGATAAGCAGGGCGCCCTGGTGACGGGCTTCCTTCAAGTCTTTTTCGATGCGTTCCGCACGGGCTTTCTCGTCATCGATAAATGCCCAGCGCTGGTGCAAATCGTTCCAGTCAACCTTGCGTGCATCCGGCTGCGTGACCTGGGCGGCTTCGCAGGTAAAGCCAAGTTCGCGGGCACGTTTCACCCAGGTACGGGTGTATTTGTGAGCGCCTGGCTCGTTGTCCAAGGCCCAAACCAACTTGGGAGTTTTGCCGCCGCGAGCGGTGATGAGGGCCTTCAGCGATTCCTCTGGAAAAGCGTTTGATGACAGGGCAGCGACGGCCGAGATACCGTTTTGGATGAGCGCAATGGCGTCGAAGATGCCCTCAACAATCCACAGTTCGTTCACCTCCAGCAGGTCCAAGCTCGGTGGGCACCACCAATGCCCTCGGTAGCTTTTGAGGGGCTGGAACCGGGCCTTTTTCTTGCCGAAGCGGGAAGGCTGATCAATCAGTCGCTCCCAGTACCCGCCATGCTCCAGCGGAAACCGCACAGTTGCAGAGCCGATATTCAAGTCGCGATCGAAGTAGCTTTCCTGGGTGTACCAGCCCTCAATCAGCTCAAGACGGAAACCCCGTGCGAACGCCAGGTATGCTTTTGCACTTGCGGCTGGCTGATCACTGGTGGCCGGTGCCCGTTTGCTCCAGTCGTCGAACAGATCCGGGTACAGTTCTTTGACCGGAGCCATGTACCGGCATTTTTCTTCGCGGCCACAGCGGATGAACCACGGTTCGTCATGGCGGGAAAAAAGGCGTTTCTGGTTGCACTGGGGGCAGGTGCCCTTGCGCATGTAATGCGTGCCGGTCATGTGCTGGAGGCCGTAATCGGACTCCAGACGCTGAAGTACATCAGCCCGGATCTTGTCTTCCATCGGCTTACGTATCACTGAGGACGCTCCGCAGTAGGCGCCACGAGCCGCTTTTTCAGCTCGCGGCGCGTCTTGCCAATGCCCGCCAGGTGTGGATAGTCGGCAAGCACTTTTGGCCCACGCTGGCCGTTGGGTACATTCCGGTAGCGATCGGAGTACCAAATATCAGCCATGGTGACTTCGTACTGACTGGTCAGCCACAGCAGGTAGTGCTGCGCCTGCTGTTCGTCCAGCTCCAGTTTTATGGTGATTTTGCTCATTTCGGCCACCAGTAAGTTGCAAATTTCCCCTACCCACGTGGTGCGGGCATCCATCAGGGATTGGTTTCGGGTTAGTGCGGGAGGTTGCGTGTCAGCAGCAGGCGTGTCGGAAGCAAGCGCGCTGAAACGCGGTGTCGCTGTTGGGTGCAGTTGTCGAACAGCAAGATGACCGGGCGGAACGGACCGCTGTTCGGGTGAACACCAAGCCAGGCAACGCGCTTGCAGGTCATACTTTCGAACTCGGCGACGGCCAGTTCGGCAATGCGTTGCACTAGGTTTTGTGGGACTTCAAGCGACAGCGTCAGGTAGCGAATGCAGTTCTCCAGCAATTGCGTATCACCGGCCAGATGCTGGCAGCGGTGGCGGTAGAGGTAGGCCACCGCCGCCTGTTGCATCGCGGCACGGTAGTCACTGGCGGGGTTGGTAGTCAGTTCGATGGCGTTCATGCGGTCGTGGCCTCCTTTTCCAGTTGGTCCAGCAGATCGGGTTGATCGTTGGCCGTTTTCATTGCCTGGCGACGAATGACCACGTCTGCAACTGGCAGCTTTACAGCTGGGTTGGGCATGCCGCTTGGGCTCAGTTCGTGGGTCATTTGAAACTCAGCACGCACCGCCCAGCCGCAGGCTTCGTTCGTGCATTGCATGTAAGTGATGCGCAGGAAGATGTGTTGGCCTTCGCTGGTGCGGATGCGCATGCGGCCGTGGCAGTGAGGGCAGACCAGTTTGTAAGTACTCACTAAACAGCTCCCTGGCTGTACAGCTGGATAGTTGCAAACACCTCGGCGTAGCGGGCGGACATGTAAGTGATCAGGGCAGCGATGATCGCGTCGGCTTCACGTCTTTCGATAACACCGTCATCCAGGGCCGCAGACATGATCTGGTCGACTTTGCCCCGCTGGGCCGAGGCCTTCAGGGACCGGCTGTACAACTCCACGTTGTCCAGGTTCTCCGGGACGCTCAGCGGTACGAACATGCCGCCGTACATTGAGGCGATGTAGTCGGCCAGGAATGTAGTCCCGGCTACTTGCTCCAAACGGTGAATGTGTTCATCGGTCAGCGGGCGGCTGCCGGCGTTCTCGTAGGCCTGGTTGTCGAACTTCTTCAGCGGCATACCGAGGTCTGCCGAGGCATACGACCGACCGCCTGGGTAGGCGCCGATGACGGCCATAACGACGCTCTTTCTGCTGTCTAGAACTGGGCGTTTCATCTTCTGGTTTCCCCTTGGAGCCAGAGGCCCTAGTTTGTGATCACGCCGTCTTTCTTGATGCCGAGTAAAACGGCGGCGCGATGAGCCTCACCGCGCAGGCATTTTTTCTGCCCGTTCAGTACCGCGTATACGGTTGAGGGATGAAGGTCGTACTGAATAGCGAAGTCCTTAACGGACATACCTCTCAGTTCCAGACGGGTTCTAGCGTCCTGGCATGCTTGCTCGGGTGCGTAGGTGGCGTGCATAGTTCGGATTCGTGTGATTTCGCGTAATGGTGTGATGATATTGGTTCAGTTATTTGAACCTGTCAATGCTTGAGGTTCAAAAATATGACCATCAGCGCTCGGCTGAAGGAAGAGAGGACGCGCCTGAAGCTCAGCCAAACTGATTTGGGGGCGGTGGGTGGGGTCGGAAAAACTACTCAAATAAATTACGAAAAAGGAGTCGGAGCTCCGGATGCAACCTACCTTGCTGCGGTGGCAGAGTTAGGAGTGGATATTTTGTATGTGGTAACTGGGGATCGTAAGCCAGTGCCCACCGATAGCATCAGTGCCGATGCTGCGGAGTTGTTGAAAGCCTATGAGCATGTCAGCGATGCCGACCGGCAGGTGCTGCTGCGTATGGCCGCTGCATTCGCTGCGGTCTCAGGTTTCAGTTGATCCCGCGCTCTATGCGCTTCGTTGTTAAATAATCGGAAGAATGATGCCGACCACGAAGGTCGGTTTTTTCATGGAAGTCAAAAGGAGTAGAGGTATGGCTTTGAAGCCTTGTAAGTCCTGTAAACACACCGTGGATGCGTCTGCGAAAACATGCCCCAACTGCGGCGTGGCGAATCCCGGTGTATCAACTGGCAGCGCGATTGGAGGGGGCATCCTTCTTGTAATCATCATTGCAGTGGTCGTTTCAATGTGTTCTGGCGGGAAGAGTGACAAACCCGAAGATAAACAGGCAGAGAAACAAGCACAGGTGGATGAAGCGGCCTGTCGCAAAGACCTTCAATGCGCAGGCGACAAGTACACCGTCGCGGTCGGTGTGTATTGCAAGGATTCTGTGGCACGCCTGGCTAAGTACACCTCCCGCTGGACAGATGGAACCTTTGAGCCGAAGTTCAGCCATTTCCGTTGGCTAAACCAAGAGCAAGGCACGATCACTTACATAGGCGATAAAATCGAATTTCAGAACGGTTTCGGTGCCTTCCAAAAACACATCTACGAGTGCGACTTCAATCCCGCGAATAACCAGATACTTGATGTTCGCGCTCGACCAGGGCAGCTGTGATGTAACAGAGGCTCATAGTTTTTTTTTGCTCTTTGCGATGACACACAAAACCGTGATGGAAATTAGCTGTTCCCCGGGAAACCTCAACTGCGCCATGGTGGCGCCGGGTACCGGTTGCGTGTGAAAGGAGTATTCGCATGATGGAGAACAGTGGTGTTTCGGAAAGCCAAGTGTCAGTCGTAGATGCGAACTGCCTTAGCGATCAAGAAGTGATGTTGCTGGGTTTGTTCCGGGCGATCAGTGCCCAACGTCAGAAAGATGTGCTGCGACTGTTGGAGGTTTTCACACAGGCGCCTGAGTAAAGGGTCAGCGGGCCCCGGACATGTTCCGGGGTTTATACCTGCTTGTTGGCCTGAGCCTTTTTCCACTCCCGATCCACCGCCCGCTTAGCCGTCCTTTCACTGGCATACAACCACCGCAACCGCCTCGGCTTAGCCTGATCCCCAGCCGTAATCGTCTTTTCCTTCCCGGTTTTCTTGTCGCGGTAGTACGCGATGATCCCCGTGTAATCCCCCTTATTCTCTTCCGCCAGATCCTCGACGTTGTCCTCCGGTAGTTTGCTTTCCAGTTCCAGGCTGACGGTGTAGCCACCATCCGCACTCAGGCTGTGCTGCACATTCCCTCCGTACCAGATGATCTCGTCGATTTCCTCTTTCACGCCTTGGAGTGTGTAGGTGAGCTCCGGGATCAGGTCCGGCCGGCCCATCGCCAGGTTGTAGCTGAGCGTGGCGCTACCACGTTGCAGGCGCCGGAACTCTGCACGGGCAGCGCGCAGGGCTGACTGCTGGTCGCTGTAGGTGTGGCGCAGGTCTTTGAGATTGTCGCCGCCGCCGGCAATGGCTTCCTGTTTCTTGGCGCTGTTCACGTCGTAGTAATAGGCACGCACGCCGTCGTAACTGTCGCGGTCAGCTTGCAGGTAGCGGTGCTGGTCGCCGTCGGCGCGGGTGAGGGTGATGTGTGGCAGAACCATGCCGCTGGCGCTCTTGCCGCCGCCCGCCGGAAGGCACAGCAGACAGCCGGCTTTGACGCTGGCCACCGCGTCGAATTCTTCCGCCAGGCGGCTGATCAGGTTGGCGTCGGATTCGTTCGCCTGGTCGAGCTGCAGGATGGACAAGCCTTTCAGCGCTCGGGCAATGGTGGCGGTGAGGCCGTTGCCGATGGCGATATCGCCCAGGACGTCGCCGAGCGTGGTGTTGCTCCAGCTACGCTCGCGTTTGATTTTGAGGCCCTTGCGCAGGTCTGCCGATCGAGCGCGGATGCTGAGTACGTCCGGCGCGCCACTGTGTTCGGTTTCGTCGACGGTGTAGGTGCCTTTGTCTACCAGGCCTGTATCACTCCAACCCAGCCACAGCCGCAACACTGCGCCCTTGGGCGGGATGATCAGCAGGCCGTCGTGGTCGCTGAGGGTGATGGTGAGTTGATCGGCCTCGACGCCGCGGTTATCGGTCAGCTCCATGCTCATCAACCGTGGGCTGATCTTCTGGGCGATATCGAGGCCGTCCACGGACAGACGGAACGCCGGCACCGGGTAGGCCGCGTCGCGGACGTAACGTTCGGCGGTGTTGCGCAGGTAGCCGGTGACCTTGGAGATGGCGGCCTCGATCACAGCAACCCCCGCAGGATGTTGACGCCGATGTTGGTGGCAGCGCCGAGCAGATCGATACGGTCATCGTCGGTGCGTTTGAGGCTCAGGGTGAACTCAATGCGCCGTGGCGTGCCGTTGCTGAAGAATATGGTTTTGGTTTCGCTGAGGCTCTCGATCACCCACAGGCCGTAGATCCGTCCGGTGCCTTCGACCATGGGCCAGGCCTTGCCAGTGTTTGCCATCAAACGAATGGCGTCGAGGCTGAGGGCGGTACCGGCCAGCTCGGGGAAGATGATGCCGGGGAGGGTGATGGCGTCGTCGCCACGGCCTACAAATTGCCGCGCGGGCGCCGCGCCGATTCGATTATTGCTGGCATGGCGCCAATCCGTTTGGCGCTGCAGCTCCTGGTAGGCAGCGGTGTGCAGGCTGAACACGAACATGCCGAGGGCCATCATCATGGTGGTTAATCCAGGTCCGAGAGTTTGCTACGCTGACGCGCTTTCTTTTCGTTTTCGATGCGGTTCATCATGGCACGCACGCTCTTTTCCAGGCTTTGCATGTCGGTGCCAGGTCCTGCTGTGATGCTGATTTCGTAGGTGTCGTGGCTGTCGTAAACCGCTGCTGAAGGCGAGCTGCTGATTGGCGGCGTGTTGTCCACGGCAAACGCCGGCATGGCCGTGGCGCCGAGGGCCAAGGTGCCTGCCGCTGTCATCTGCTTGGTCATACTGCTCAGGGCGTCAAGCGGGCCTTTCTGTCCAACTTCCAGGCCCTGGGTGAGGCCGGCCATGGTGAAACCACCCAACTCCGCGAACACCCGCGACGGGCTGTGGATACCGAGCTTTTCCTTGAACCAACCGATGCTGGCGTCGCCGATCGAGCTGATGGCCGTTTTGACGCTGCCGAGACCTGCCATCAAACCATTCACCAGGCCGTTGACGATCATGTTGCCGAACTCGGTGAAGCGGCTGGGCAGTTCGATGCCCAGATAACTCAGCACGCCCGCAAACGCCTGGTACACCAGGCCGAGCGGGCTGAAGTTGACCATGGTGGTGATGATGCCGCCTATACCACCGTCGAAACCTGCCTTGATCTCTGTCCAGGCGTTGGTGAAGTAACTCTTCACCGCGTCCCAATTTCTGTAGATCAGGTAGGCACCGCCGGCCAGTGCGGCTACGACAGCAGCGATGATCAAGACTATCGGGTTCGCGGACAGCCCCCACAGTGCAATGCTGACGG